GATGCGATTGTCAACCGCGGCAACCCCCTCAAACAGGAAGCCGAGCGCCACGCGCGCCGGGAACTGCGTCGTGTCATCGACAACGCCAATGCGAAGGCGGGTCAGCCATGACGATCACGATCATCAACCATTTCATTGGAGGCTGATCATGGGCGCGTTCTGTGTATTCGGCATCAGCAAATCCGTCTGCCGCAACAAGGCAGAGAAGAAGGTTCCTACCATCATGGGCACCGGCGAAGATCGCCGGCACCTGTCAATTTCCGAATGGGCGCACGAAGTGCAGATCCAGGCGGAATCGCTTTTCCTCACCGAAGAAAAACTCGTCAAGATCAGCCCGGAATTCGACGCGCCGCAGTTCTGCCGCGATTGGGTAATGGTGAGCCCATCTGAAGTCCGCCTTCCTCGCATCAAGGTCCGTACGCAAAAGCTGGACGACAACGGCAAGCCTGTGATGCGCAAGGGCGCGCCTGTCATGGTGTGGGCAGACTTCGACCTGGGCACGCTCCTGCTGGAAAAGGAGCACTGACCGTGCGCGACTATTCCAAAGTAGGCCCGCAATTCTGGATCGGGAAGACCGGCAAGAAGCTGCGCGCTGCCGGCGCCGCTGCCCAGCTCGTCGGCCTGTACCTGATGACCTCCCCGCACGCCAACATGACCGGCCTGTACTACGTGTCGCGGGAATCGATCGCGCACGAAACCGGCCTAGGCTTGGAAGGGGCATCGAAGGGCCTTCAAAGCTGCATCGATGCCGAATTCTGTTCGTACGATCCCGAGTCCGAGATGGTTTGGGTGCATGAAATGGCCTTCTACCAGATCGCCGAGAAGCTGAGCGCAAACGACAAGCGCTCGGCCGGCGTCCAAAACGAATACGACGCCCTGCCGGACAACCCGTTCCTGGGTAAATTCTTCGAAAAGTACGCCGCTGCATTCAACATGAAGCGCACTCGTGGGGCTGTGGATAACAAGCCCTTCGAAGCCCCTTCTAAGCCCCCTCGAAGCCAAGAGCAAGAGCAGGAGCAAGCACAAGAGCAGGAACAAGAGCAAGCGCAACCCGCGCGCGCTGACCTACCGACCGCCGTGCAGCTCAGCATCGCGTTCAACGCCGCCGGCATCAAGACGCAACCTGCAGACCCCCGCCTGATCGCTTTGGCCGACCAGGGCGTGACCGTGCAGACCGTCGAGGCGGCGTGCACCGAGGCCAAGGCTGCCAAGCCGAACGAAGTGATCGGCCTGGGCTACGTGGCTGCCATCCTGACCCGCTGGGCTGCTGACGCTTCGAAGATCGATGCCGGCCGCGCCGTGCCGCCAGGTGATCGCCGCGCCACTGCCCGCCCCGGCGCTGTCAACGAAAAGTTCAACTTCTCGCACCTGGACCGCTCTGGCGACCGGGCCGCGATGGAGGCCAGCATGCAACGCCACGGCATCACCATGCCGGGCCCTGACGAGGAAATCGAGATATGAGCGACGACACCCTGCAACCTGTCGGCAGCCTCGTGGCCGGCTTCGGTGCGCGCCTGGCGATGGTCAGCGGCGAATGCCAGCAGCACGGCCCCGCCGAAGTCCTGACCCGCGCCGGCGATCCCTGGCACTGCCCGCGCTGCCTGGAAGCGACGATGGCCCGCGACACGCACGAGCGCTGGATGGCCGCCCGCACCACCGACCTGATGCGCGCCGCGACGATCCCGGCCAAGTACGTCGGCCAGCGCTTCGCCGCCGGCACCGACGAACAGCGCGCCGTGCTGCGCACCGTGCAGCTGTACCGCGACTTCATCCTGCGCGAGCCGGCCTGGGCGGCGCTCGTGATGATCGGCACCACCGGCACCGGCAAGACCCTGCTGGCCTGCCAGCTGGCGCAATCCCTGATGGCCAAGGCTTCGCGCTCGATCCGCTACATCACCGCCGCCGGCATGATCAGCGAAATCCAGGCCACCTACGGCCGCGAGGGCAAGAGCGAGGAAGCCGAGATCATGCGCTTCGCGCAGTACGACGTCCTGGTCCTCGACGAGATCGACGCCATCCGCAACACGGACAACGCCAACCTGCTGCTCACCGAGATCATCAACCGCCGCTACAACGAGGCCAAGCCGGTCATCGTCATCAGCAACCAGCCCTTCGACAACCTGGCCCGCTACACCGGCGAGCGCGTGCACAGCCGCCTCTACGAGAACGCGTTCGTGTGCGACTTCAGCTGGGCCGACTTCCGCCGCAATGGCGCGCCGCAAGGCCTGCGGGTGGTGCGATGAGGAACGACGTCAAACAGCCCTGCGCCATGTGCGCCCGCTTCACCCGCCAGGGCCACGAGCAGCAGGCGGCCCACGGTCTCGGCTGGTGCGTCGGCTACGAGGTCTACGTGCGCGCCGATGCGCCGCCGACCGTGCTGTTCAAGCCGGCGCCGCGTGGGCAGATCGGCGAGAGGCAGGCGTATCTGGCGCAGCACACCAAGGAAATGGCATGACCGCCTACTACAACGAAATCGACCCATATGCAGCCGACTGGCTGCGCAACCTGATCGCGGCCGGCCACATCGCCCCCGGCGTGGTCGACACCAGGAGCATCGAGGATGTACACCCCGCCGACCTGCAGGACTTCACCCAATGCCACTTCTTCGCCGGCGTCGGCGTTTGGAGCCTGGCACTTCGCCGCGCAGGCTGGCCAGACGATCGACCTGTTTGGACTGGTTCCTGTCCCTGCCAACCTTTCAGCGCGGCAGGCCAAGGAGCTGGGTTTGCTGACGAGCGGCACCTGTGGCCAGCCTTCCACCACCTCATCAGCGAGCGCAAGCCTGCAGCAGTCCTTGGAGAGCAGGTTGCGAGCAAGGACGCAGACCCTTGGATCGACCTTGTACACACTGACCTGGAAGCCCTGGGTTACGCCTTCGGGGCGGTCCCGTTTCCGTCTGCGGGCGTCGGTGCGCCGCACATCCGAGACCGGCTCTACTGGGCGGCAGTTCTTGGAAATCGACGGCACGTCGTTCCCAATCGAGATGTTCAGCCGGACCGGGTGGCCAACGCCAACGACGGCGGACGGATCGAACCTCAACGACTTCGCGATGCTGGCGGGCTGGCCGACGCCGCTCGCCCTAGATCATCAGTCGAGCTCGGGAACGGGCGACAACCCCCGGGACGTGCCGAGAACGGCAGCGCTTGCAACCTGGGCTACTCCAGCGGCCAGGGACTGGCACAGCGCCTCAGCATCGCCAGAGTTCCTGGCTGGGCGTCTGGAGGAAACGCGGGGCAAGCCGCTGTCGGAGCAGGAGTTCACGCTGTTGCCGGGCCCGGCCCGACTAACGGCTACTGGCGAGATGCTGACTGGCTCGGATGCCGGGATGGAAAGTGGCGGCCAGTTGAATCCGGCACATTCCCGTTGGCTCATGGGGCTACCAGCCGAGTGGGACGCCTGCGCGCCTATGGCAACGCGATCAACGCCGAAGCGGCGCGCGTCTTCGTCGAAGCCGTGATGGAGGCAGCATGATCCGCAACCCCATCGCCCGCACCGGCACCCTAAAGCCCGCGAGCACCCGCAAGTGCGCGGTCAAGGGCTGCGCCAACCGCTTCCAGCCGCGCAGCATGATGCACAAGGTGTGCGGCGCCGACTGCGCAGCCGTGCACGCCGCGGCTGAACGCAAGCGCCTGGACGCCAAGCGGACCCGCGAGCGGAAGCAGAAGGTCAAGACCCGCAGCGAGCACATCGCCGACGTGCAGGTGGCGTTCAACGCACTGGTGCGCTACCGGGACCGGGATCAGCAGTGCATCAGCTGCCCGACGCATCTGCCTACCCTAGCGGACCAGCCCGGCGGCGGCTTCGACTGCGGCCACTACCGCAGCCGTGGCAGCGCGCCGCACCTGCGCTTCGACCTGCGCAACGCCCACGGCCAGTGCAAGAAGTGCAACCGCTACCGCGCCGGCAACGCAGCCGATTACCGCATCGGCCTGATCGCGCGCATCGGCCTGGCCGCCGTCGACGCGCTGGAATGCGACCAGGCCGGCGGCGCCTGGACGATCCCCGAACTGCTGGCGATGAAGGCCAACTTCCGCGCGCAGCTCAAACACCTGAAGGAGCACCCATGACGAAGCACACCTCCGCGGAAGTGGCCGCCGCCCTGCGCGCCAACCTGCTCGACGCGCTGAAGGACAAGCCGCGCTCTACGCTCACCCTGGCCGTGCAGCTGGGCGTCGAACGCCAGATCGCGTACCGCGCGCTGGTGGGCCTGGAGCAGGCCGGCCAGGTCAAGAGCTTCCAGGACCGGCGCAAGAGCGCCGACGGCCCCTCGCTCGTGTGGGCGCTGCCCGATGCGAAGCCCGAGGCCGAGGAAGGGCCGAAGCGCGATCCGCTGGTGGCCGCACTGTTCGGGGAGGCGCCTTGACCGACCACGAACGCCGCGACATCGGCCTGCGCCTGGAGAACTGGAGCCGCTGGGCCACGGCCGGAACCCGCACCATCGGCGTCAGCCCCACCGGCGCCTACTGCGACCGCCTGCGTCGGGAAGCCCTGGGCGACGACCCGAAGCAGGGCGACCGCCGCCAGGTGGACGAGGCCGACGCCCTGCTCATCGAGCGCGCCATGCCCAAGCTCGACAACCGCACCCGCATGCTGCTGTACTGGTGCTACATCAAGCAGGCCCAGCCCGAAGTCGTGTGCCGCAAGATGAGCATCGCGCACCGGCCGGCGACCGTGTTTGTGGAGCAGTTCAGGCAAGCGCAGGCGGCTATTGAGACATTGTTGGACGTTGCTGGACGTTAATGGATGATTTTTCTTGACGGCGGGCAAACTCATCAGTAAATTCCAAGCTACAACTTAATTCCGTCCAGAAATTCGACGCGCACGGTTCCCTGATGGGAGCCTGCGGCGTCTCTAGGCAAAATCCCAAAGCCCCGCGATCAGCAATG